TTAACATACAAATTTATTTATTTAGAAGATTATCAGAAGATTTAAAAAAGAACCATTTAGACGGATCAAGTGGATTTGTGCAGATATTGTCTGAAATGGTAAATAAAAATTTAGCTTCAATTAACTATTCCACTGCTCAAATAACTTTTTGGAATGGTGCAAAAATTCATCTATGCCATTGCCAACACGAGAAGGATGTAATCAAATATCAAGGTGTGGAAATTAATGTATTGCTAATAGATGAATTGACACATTTTAGCGAATATATTTATAAATTTCTAAGAGGCAGAGTCCGTATTGGTGGTTTACAAGTTCCAGAAGGTTTGTTTGGTGTTTTACCAAGAATTGTTTGCGGTTCTAATCCTGGAGGAGTAGGGCATGAATTTGTTAAAAGTGAATTTATAGACAACAAAAATCCTTTAGAAATTTACCAAATGTCTAATGAAGAAGGGGGAATGACAAGACAATTTATTCCTGCTAAATTAGAAACCCGACCATGACAGAAAATGATCCACTTTACAAGCATAAATTACTTGGTTTAGGTGGTGCATTAGCAAAAGCAATGCTTGATGGGGACTGGGATGCTATTGAGGGAGCTTATTTTGATACTTTCAACAAAGATATTCATATTGTAAAAGATTTTGAAATCCCCCACGATTGGTATAAAATCAGAGGTTTTGACTGGGGATATTCCGCCCCTTTTGGTGTGTTATGGGGTGCTATAAGTGACGGAAGTCTTATAAATATAAATGGTAAACATGTTTCTTTCCCTAGAGACTCATTAATAATTTATAGAGAATATTACGGATGGACAGGAAAACCTAATAAAGGTGGGGTGCTATAAGTGACGGAAGTCTTATAAATATAAATGGTAAACATATTTCTTTTCCTAGAGATTCACTAATAATTTACAGGGAATATTACGGATGGACAGGGAAGCCTAACAAAGGCTTGAAAATGGAATTGCCAGAAATAGCAAAGAACACTATGCAAATGCAAGGTGACGAGAAAATGAATAAACAAGTTGCTGATCCTGCTATTTTCGATGAAAGTAAAAAGAATATGGGAATGACTCAAGCTGAGGAATTAGCAAAATATGGTTGTATTTATGAAAGAGCAGATAATAAAAGGGTCGCAGGCTGGCAACAGATAAGAAGCAGGCTAACAGGTAGAGATGGCAAGCCTCTGATATATATAACAGAGAGTTGCAAAAATTTAATTAGAACTTTACCAATAATGCAATACGATAAAACGAAGCCTGAAGATTTGGACACCTCGTTAGAGGATCATTTATTAGATGTTTTAAGATATATTTCTATGGCTCGACCAGTAACTATAGATATTAAAAACGCAATACCAGATCCAACAAGAGATTTTTGGGATAACTTCAACCCTCACCAGATAAGAAAAAACAAAAAAGTTATTAATTATGAATAGCTTGACTTTTTAACTAATTTTACATAACCTTGTTTATTATTATATAATAAATAGTTATGTCTAACGAAGATCAAAAGAAATCAAAACAAAAAGCAGACCTTCACGAGGTATGGAAAAAAGAACTAGATTCTTGTTTAAGATATCATGAAAAATATTTTGCAGAGGCTAGAAAATATGAAGACATTTATAAAGACCAACATAATTTAGACGGTTTGAATAGATATAATATATTTTTTGCTAATACTGAAACATTAGCCCCTCTGGTTTACTCCAGATTACCATCTCCGAATATTACTAGAAGATATAAAGATGATGATGAGGCGTCCAAGATTGCATCAGAAATATTAGAAAGAACAATATCTTATTTTTTAGAAATAACAAAAGCAGACACCACATTTAGTAAAGCAAGAAAAGATTTTTTGATTAATGGTCGTGGGTTGGTTCGTGTTTATATGGAAGATGGCGAGATAATAGAAACAGAAGAAGGCGAAGAAGTACTTGATAATACTAATAAAAAAGTTTATCCAAAAAGAATTGAATATAAAGATTTCTTAACAGATCACACAGCTAAAAACTGGGATGATCTTAAATGGGTTGCTTTTAGATGTTATAAAACAAAAGATGAATTACTTGATTTATTTGGCAATGATGCAAAGGAACTTGAAATGGATTCTTCTGACGAGTTAAGCAGTAAGCCAGAAAGTTTGGAGTTATGGGAGATTTGGGATAAAGTAAATAAACAAGTAATTTGGTTTTCACAAGAAAAAGTTATTCAAGTTGACAAAGACCCCTATAATTTAACTAGTTTTTTTCCCATCGCTCGTCCCGTTGGTACTGATAGCGACCCATCTTCACTATTGCCAATCCCTCTTTACAGAATGTATAAATCGCAAGCGGAGGAATTAAATATTATTGATAATAGAATTAGATCATTAACAGAGCAAATTAAATATACAGGCGTTTATAATACAGTAAGCGAGGCAAAAGATATAGAAAACTTACTAAACGGAGAAGATGGCGAATTTGCACCATTATCAGGAGTTTCAACAATAAATATCAAAGATCAAATATACGTCAAAGATATAGTACCTATTGCAAATACTATCACATTACTTAACAATCAAAAAGCTCAAATTATTAACAATATAAGAGAAATTACAGGTTTATCTGATATTGTAAGAGGTGTCAGTATAGCGTCAGAAACAGCAACAGCTCAAAGGTTGAAAGGTGATTTTGCTATTAGTAGAATACAACCATTACAAAGAGCAAATGAAATTGCAATTCGTGATACTATCGAGATTATGGCAGAATTAATCGTTGAAAACTACACAATAGAAGAGTTGGTTAAGATTACAAATTGTCAAATAGTAGATTTAGAGTCAATAGCACAGACTGCACAAGATAATCAAAATATGTTATTACAAGAGGCTATTAATAATTTACCTCAAAATATAACAGCAGAGCAAAGAGTGCAACAGGTGGAAGCTTTAAAACAACAAGCGGAAATCGGCTTCAATAAAACTATCGATATTGCTCAAAATGAGTTAAAAGGGTTTGCAATGAGTCTTGACCAAGTAAAAGAAGTCGACAAGATTTTAAAAGATGATGCACTAAGATCATTCTCTATTGATATTGAGACAGACTCTACTATATCAGTTGACCAGCAACAAGACAAGAATGATAGAATACAATTTATAGCAACATTAACTAATTTTACTGGACAATTCACGCCTTTAGTACAAGCTGGAATCATACAGCCAGAAGCTTTTAATGAGTTTTTGGGATTTGTGGCTAGACCTTTTAAGGTGGGTAGAAACTTAGAAGAATTTTTACTTGCAAAACCAAATGAAGAAGAGGAGCAACAACCGTCACAAGAAGAATTGTTGGCACAAGCTCAAAATGAAAGACAAGAAAGAGAATTTCAATTTAAGGTAGAGAGTGAGAAAGCTAAAATTAACCTAGAGCAGCAAAAGATTGATATTGAGAAGGCTAGAGTCTTGCAAAACCAAAGACAATTTGAAGATAAAATTGATTTCGAAGATGCAAACAAAGCAGCAGATCGTCAAGCAAAAGTATTAGAAAAAGTAGCACCATCACCAGAAGAGATAATCGAATCAAGAACACAACGACTTAATGAACAAATAAGAAATGACTAGAAAGGTTTTAAAAATCATAGACGGAAAAAAAGAGTGGGTATTTGATGGCTACGGAAGAAGTGGAGCATCAAAACAGAGAAAGATGCCTGCTTGTGGAGAAGATTTAACTATTGACGGCTATATTTCTAAGTACGGAGGAATTGAAAGCCATGTTGATGGAAAGGTGTATACAACAAAAGGCGGTTATTTAGACCATTTAAAAGCTAATAATTGCCATATAAAGGATTACTAATTTTACATAACCTTGACAATTAATTTTACATAATCTATAATACAGCTAGATTTTATCTAAATATATTTTTATGACAGATACAATGGAGAAAAACAGCGAATCAATAGCTGAAATTCTAGGAGAGCAAGAAGAGAATCAAGAGATTGAGAATCAGGAGCCTGTCCAAGAAGATAATATTGATGAAAATGATGAGGCAACTAGTGCAGAAAATGCACCAGTTGAAGAATCGGAAGATCCAGAAGAGGAGTTAAAATTTCTTAAACTGACTAGCGGTTGGACTAAGGAAGAAAAAGAGCTTGTCAAAAAGATCAAAGACCCAGAATTGAGAGAAGAAGCAATTGAAGCTACAAAAAAAAGAAGAGTAGATTTTGATCGTAGAAGTCTTGAGCTGGGGAATACTAGGAAAGAGTTGGCAGAAATGCGAGCTAAACTGGAAGAATTAACTTCCTTGCAGAATAAACCTGTTGCAAATGATGAGGATGAATATCTTACAGAGCAAGAGCTTGAGCAAAAGAAAAAACTTGAAGATGTTGAAAAACAACTAAAAGAGTTAAGAGATAGAGAAGCTAATAATCAAGCCCAGAGCGTTCAACAAGAATTAACAGCTTTTGCACAATCTGAAAATGAAGATGGCTCTTTAAAATATCCTTACTTTGAAAGAGTTAGGCAGAATATGGCTCTATTGTTTCAAGCAGATCAAAATGGCACATTGACCTTAGAAAAGGCATACAATAAAGCGGTGTTACTTGATGACGAATTGGCAGCAGAGCAACAACAAGAATTACTTTTAAAAGAGAAACTTAAACAAAAAGAAGCTCTTGCTAAAGTAAAGAATAATAAAAAATATTCTCCTAATTTAACTAATAGTAAAAGGAATTTATCTGCTAAAGAAAAAAACGCTGAGGCGATTGCTAAACTCTTTGAATAGTTTTAGACATCTATTTTAATAATAATTTTAATAGATTTAAACAATGGCAAATCCTAATATTTCGCAGTTATTGACAACTACACTCAATAACTACAAAAAAGATGTTACTGACAATATCTTAAACTTTCACCCTTTATTAGTAAAATTAAACGACGCAGGAAATGTAGTTCGTGAATCTGGTGGTGTAAACTTTAGAGAGAATTTAACTTATGCTTCTAATGGCACGGTTCAATTCCAAGGTGAATATGACACTTTCGACACTACTCCGCAAGATGTAATTACTGCTGCTGATTTTGAGCAAAAAATTATTTCTGGTACTATCACTATGACTGGTAAAGAAATGAAGCAAAACGCAGGAAAAGAAAGAATTGTAAATTTAATGGAAGAAAAAGTTAAAAACTTAGAAAATTCATTAAAAAATACTATTGGTACTGCAATTTATTCAGATGGTACTGGTTCAGGTGGTCAAGAAATCGGCGGTTTACAATTATTAGTTGCTGATGATCCAACAACTGGCACGGTAGGCGGTATTGATAGATCAACTACTGATGGTGCTTTCTTCAGAAACAAACTTTATGATTTTTCTGTCGAGTCTAAAACTAAAGATGCTACAACTATTCAGTCTGCTATGAACTCTTTATATAGAAGATGTCAAGCTCAAGCTGGCCAACAACCAGACTTAATTACTGCTGATGATATAAATTTTGGCTTCTTTGAAGATTCTTTACAAACTATCCAAAGAATTTCTGACAGCAGATTAGGCAAATTAGGTTTCGATGTATTAAAGTACAAACAAGCAGAGGTCTATTATGATCCAGAATGCCCAGCTAATCATATGTATTTTTTAAATACTAGTCATATTAAATTAAAGCATTTAGGCGACTTCTTAGAAAGAGGCGAAGTAACTAGACCAGTTAACCAAGATGTCTATGTATTACCAATTACAGGCTTAATGAACCTTACTATTGATAATGCAAGAGTACATGGTGTAATGATCGACTAATTAACAAGGGAGGGTAAAACCTCCCGCAATTTATTATAAAAATGTCAAATTTTAAAAGTACAGAAATTACAATCTACAATCAAAAGATTGATGAAAATTCTTCAACTAAAAATGTGCCTCTAGGTACTATTATTAAAGCAATAGATAAAGATACTACTGATTATGGTATTGGTGAGTTTATTTATCTAAAAGGTGTTGCTTCAACTGTTGTAGGTTCAGCGGTTGTTTATAACGCTGATGACTTTTCAACAACTTTAGCATCTGCTAATGCTGTTGGCCCGGTAGCTTTTGCAATGGCTGCAACTGTTGCTAATGAATATGGTTGGTATCAAATCGGCGGTAAAGCTGTTGGCAAGGTTGCCGCTTCTTTCGCTGATAATGCTGACTGTTACTTAACTTCAACAGCAGGTACTATTGATGATGCTGATGTTGCTGGTGACTATATTAGAAGATGTAAAGGTGCATCTGCTATTGATACCCCTTCAACTGGTTTAGCTGAATTAGAAATTGCTAGACCTGAAGTTGCTGACGGTAAAGATAACTAATCAACTGCTAGGGGGTAACTCCCCCTAGTACAATTTATATAATATGACTAAACAAGATTTTAAGAAAGGCGAGATTGTAACTTTAGATAAAGCAAAGCATATCAAAGAGAATGGTTTTAATGTAGCGTTTTTTGAAAAAGAAATAGAGACCAAAAAAAATGGTACGATAATAAAAGAATACATTTCTATTTACGGATCAAATGACAAATACACTAAATTAATTCGACCAGCTAGCGAGCAACGATTTGTTAATAATATGGGAGATAGTTTTTTAGTGCATGATAGCATAAGATTTCCTAATTCTTACCAAGTTTTTAAGGATCTAAAACAGTCTTTAAATAAAAAATAATGACCCTATTAAGCATCGCCCAAGAGATATTACAACAAACAAAAGCGGCAACAATACCAAGCACGATTATTGGTAACAATCAACCTGTTGCTATTCAAATTTTGGAGGTGCTTAAAAGATCAATCGTAAATCTTTCAAGATCTTACGATTGGCAAGAGCTAACAAAAGAATATAGTTTTAATGCGGTTGCATCTCAGAATAATTATTCATTGCCTACAGATTTTGACAGGATAATTAATAATTCTTTCTGGAATACAACCGACAAAGAAGAGATGATTGGCTCTATATCTCCAGAAGATTGGAGGGAGCTTGTAAATAGCACTGTTGGCTCTGGTGCAATTAATGAATATTACAGGTTTAGAGGTAATGAAATATTAATATTTCCTACGCCAACAAGTACAGATGGTTATGTATTTGAATATATAAGCAAAAACATTGTTAAAAGTAGCGGTGGAACTGGTCAATCTGGCTGGCTTGCTGATACCGATGTTCCTGTAATAGATGAATTTATATTAAAATTAGATGCAACTTGGAACTTGTTAAAAGTACAAGGCAGACCTTACGCAGAAGATCAAAGGCAAGCAAATTTAGCCTTAGCTGAAAGAGTGGGGATAAATGCTGGTAGGCATACCATAAGACACTCAGTTACAAGGCTTAGAAATGGTAAAATTGGTTATCCTGAAATTATAAATCAATCATAATGGTATTAGAATTATTAAGACAATATCCAGGATTACAACAAGAAAGAGTAGGGCAAGCATTAAGAACTAATGTCGCCGCTCCTACTGGTGGTCTTAATACTCGTGACTCATTATCTCAAATGGAAGCAACTGATGCTCCAGAAATGACAAACTGGTTTCCATCTCAAGGTAAAGTAGTAACAAGAAAAGGTTATTCAGTATACGTAACAGGATTAAATGGTAATGTTGAAACTTTAGCAGAATTAAGAGATGGTACAACTAAAAAATTTATTTGTGCAAATTCAGACGAGATAAACGATGTCACAAATCCTGCCTCAATATCTAATTTAGGATCAGGTTTTACAAATGCTAGATGGCAGACAGTTAATATGAATGGCAACCTATTATTATTTAATGGAGCAGACACGCCGCAAGTTTATGACGGATCGACATTAAGCAATTCAACGATACATGGCTCAGGATTAACACCATCAGAATTAGACGGTTGCAATGTGCATAAAAATAGACTTTATGTCTGGTCAACTGATGATTCAGCTTTTTGGTATGGTTCGACTAATGCAATACAAGGGACATTTCATAAATTTGATCTTGCTGGCATAGCACCTTATGGAGGAAATTTAATTACAATGGCAACTTGGAATCATGACGGAGGCGACGGTGTTGATGATTACGCTCTTTTCATAATGTCAAGTGGTACTGCCTTATTATATGATGGCTCTAATCCTGCTAGTGCCAATGATTGGAATTTAATTGGTATATATAGAATAGGAGAGCCTTTAAG